CTTTGCTATCGTACGGGTAGGAAATCTACATTCGTGTACACCTCGGTCCTGGGATCCATCTTTACCCACCGAAAACACCGTTTCTGAATGACCACACATGTCTCCTCTTACTAATCTCGGGGAACTGGGGATCGATACACTTCGAGATGTTATCAATCACATCTCTCGCGATAGAACCCCTACTCGTAAAGTTTTTCCAGATATCAAACATACAATCCTTACGTGCAAGGGAATATACGAATTTATCGATTGGGAATTTAGGAGACCAAGCACGGGTTCGATGACCCTCTACAGTCTTAATCTCTTCACAACAATGACCCTTGTATCTACGGTAACCACACTTATACGTCTCCTCGAGGGTAAACAAAAGACATTTTTGAAAAGGTGTAGCTTGTTCGATGTCGTCGTCATTCATCGTAGATGGATCAGAGAAACGTGGGAATTGGGGATCGATAGTTGGTGTATCGACACGTTCATAAGAAATGTAATGTCTTCTAATGTTTTCGAAACCATCTTCAACGTGCAGGATGATGTTGGCGATCCGTTTATCGATGCTCATACCATTAACATCAACGTCACGCTTTTGTTTTTTAAATTATTCACATGATTTCTCAGTTCGATGATGAAATCCGTATGTCTTTTTTAAGGTCTCTGATCGACATTAGATCGATTCTCGACGGTGAAATAGACCCATACTCGTCAAAATAAGAACGATCTATGAATTGCCTATACCCCAGATTACGCGAACTGAAAAAATCTTTCGTGTGAAGATCCCAAGCATTTTCCAGTTTGGTCATCACATTCATAATCTGTTCCTCATTCATCGACTGAATTTGCTGTTTATGAAGTTCCGTGAGGGCTTCATACCTGTTGGGTTCCTTATCGATGAAGTGAGTGTTTTCCATATTATTAATTATACAATCTTTTCTTTTAATTAGTTTTTCATGTTCTGAAGTTGGGCAAGGATTTTCACTAAAATCTTATTTTGAACTTGCATATGGGTAGAAATATCTACGATAGCGCTGCATACAGTGTCACCATTGTCTGTGGCGAAAAATGTTCCGAGGAGTTCGGGTAAATCCACCTCATCTTCATCATCTTCCTGATCAACATCGATGATACTCTCCTCCTCCTCATCCGAATAATCGTCTTGGATGATTTCCCCTTCTTCAATTTCATCAGGCTGTTTCGACATTTGTTGTAGACTGAGAATTTTTGGAACCGATAAATGCGCGTTCCCCGGGAATTATTTTCTCTGTATAGAGTACAACAACTCTCAAAATGGCCGGTGGTCTTATGCAACTCGTAGCTTACGGCGCCCAGGATGTTTACCTTACCGGTAACCCTGAGGTGACCTTCTTCCAGGCGAAATACAAGCGCCACACTAACTTCGCGATGGAGAACATCGAGCAGACCGTCAACGGTACTGCCGCTGGTTCCGGTCGCGTGTCCGTGACTGTCGCCCGTAACGGTGATCTCGTCGGCGACATGTACATCGAACTCCTCTCCGCCACCGACGCGTCGACCACTGCTTGCTGGGTTGCCGAGCGCGCCATCAACAACGTCGAGCTTTCCATCGGTGGTCAGCGTGTCGACAAGCACTACCAGAAGTGGTGGCGTCTGTACTCCGAGCTTTACCTCGACGAGTCCAAGAAGGCTGCGTACGGTAAGATGACCACTGGTGTGACCGGCAAGTCTGTCTACCTCCCCCTGTTCTTCTTCTTCAACAGGAACCCCGGTTTGTACTTGCCCCTGATCGCCCTTCAGTACCATGAAGTCCGTGTCGACATCGACCTTGCGTCCGATTTCACCACCTACTGCAACGCCAACACCTTCAAGGTGTGGGCTAACTACATCTACCTGGACACCGAAGAGCGTCGCCGCTTCGCCCAGAAGGGTCACGAGTACCTGATCGAGCAGGTGCAGCACACTGGTGCCGATACCGTCGATGCCTCCGCCACCAAGCAGGTCCGCCTCTCGTACAACCACCCCGTCAAGGAGCTTGTGTGGTGCTTCTCCAACGTCGCCACCAACCCCAACACTCTGTGGAACTTCACCTCCGCGTCCACTGACGCGAACATCGTTCTCAACTCCAATGTTGAGGGTCTCGTGTCCAACTGTGTGATCTCCCCCTCGGTCTACGGTTCCCCTCTCCTCACCCTCGGTACTGATGGTGGTAACGCCACCTTCACTGAGGATGCCGTCGGTCCTCTGTCCGAGTTCAAGCTCATCCTCAACGGTCAGGATCGCTTCAAGGCTCAGAAGGGTAAGTACTTCAACCAGGTGCAACCCTTCAACCACCACACCGGTACCCCTTACCCCGGTGTGTACGCGTACTCCTTCGCGCTCAAGCCCGAGGAGCACCAACCTACCGGTACCTGCAACTTCTCGCGCATCGACAACGCGCAGGTCGCCGTCACCATGGGTGCCGCTAACAACGCGACCACCATGCACATGTTCGCCACTAACTACAACGTCCTCCGCATCCAGTCCGGTATGGGTGGTCTCGCCTTCTCCAACTAATTTGTTGGTTTCGGTATGTTAGTAAATTAAATCAAAAATCATTTTTAAAATGCACTGTTAATGCTATTTAAAAATGAAAATACTGAGGATAGTATGTTAGCTCTAGGTCAATCCTCATTGCTTACTTACACTATTGGGCGTCGACGAACTTATCGACAACGGAAAAAACCTGTAAAAAATACTTGTATTGAGAACCCTGATGCAATTAAATGTGCGATACGTCATAGACGGTGTGAAGGGTGTCCGTTTAAGGACTTCTTCAAACCCGACAACCCACTTAAATAGAAACTCATCTATGTAGATAATGTTCAAGAAAGTATATGACATTTTTGTTAAAGTTGAAAAACCTAAATTGGGACGTTGGTCTCTTAAGTCTTGCGAGGAAATTTCAACTTCTATAAACGCCGTGTATCAGAATAGGGATCATTGTGGGGACACGATCTGTAAAACACCTAAAAAAGCTTCAGAGTATCCGGATAAGAAGTCTAAATAATCATTTTTAAAACGCATATTCTATACGAGTTTTAAAAGGGTTTTTAAAATTAGACGTTTTTAGCACGAGGGCGACGATGAGATGTTTTGGTTTGTGATCTATATTTTGAAGACTTCCACCACCTATAGCCACCGAAACCGGCGGATATCATAGACATACAACACAAACAACACAGTACTAGAAGTATGATTATTGGAATGAGTTGTCCCATTGCTTCTTCATTTTCTGCGTTAGTTATGTCATCCCCACACATTCGTGTGAAGGTTTCGTCTGTATTGAGCCTGGACTTTTCTGCGTTAGATGCATCTTCACCTACCTTTACATCCCTACACACGCGTTTAGGAAACTTTTTACCCTTGGGTATCCTAGGTAGTGACTGAACATACTCATTAGGTAGTGGTATAGGTAAAGCCAAAGCTTTAGACACTATATCCATCTTACTGTATGTAAACAAAATTATGCGAGACCAGCCATTTTGTAAAACTTATCTTTATCACTTTGTGTCTGCGCCCACATTTTAGCCCAATACTCGTCCTTACCACTGGATGGTACCACATTGATCGCTTCAATAATGGTTGGTATCTGTCCTTTTAATCTCTCATTTGTTGTGCGTTCCATTACATCAGTATAATACGCAATGAGTTTTTGTTTATCAGCACCACCACCACCAAATAAATTCTTCCCGAAAACGAATGCCATAGCTGCGCCTGATGAAGAGAGACTGCAACAGCATGCACCTAACGCCATTGCCACGACTAGTATCATAGTCTCACCTTGAGACATAATTATAATATATATATTTTTTTGTTTAGGACTGTGAGTGACCCAGTTTTCATGTTGAGAGAAGGTTATCCTCCCAATCCCAGAAGATGAAATCACCGACGGGGACCTGGTGATCGTTCGTGATGATACAAGACACGACGGGGTCAACTTGAGTAGTCGCTTCAGCACCCGAAAAGTTATTGACCTGTTTGTACACATTACCATCCTTGATGTAATGTGATCCGGTCACGAGAATGTCGCCAATCTTGTAGTAAGGATCATCGTGATTCTTAATGTTCATAATGACCTCAACGATACTACCGTTAATGAGAACGTCATCGAGTTTGAGATCTTTCATCGAAACACTCGTTCCGTCAAGAAGTTTCACGGGTGTATCGGGGGAGAAACACCAGCGGCGACGACGCTTGGGGCGTGATTTTTTCACGGGAGCAGCTTTTTTCTTCCCGAGAAAAGACGCCGCTGCGCCTGATGACGACGAGCAACAACACAGTGCTGCGACGATCCCCACATACATCATGGTATTATCTTCTTCACCGTTCATAGTTATTTAATATACACTAAGAAATTTTATCGTCTTCCCAATCCCAAAATACGAATTCACCGATTTGAATGTTGTGATCGCTTGTAATAAGGGCTAGTTTCATTTTTTCATTGTTTACAAAACGTATGTCGCCTTAATCTCTTTTATGAGGTCGGACACCCATGTCCCAGGTATGATAAACAAGTAATCGTTTTCATCCTTACCAACCATGTCTTCGGGTAGTTCCTGTGCGATCACACCAACATCACCCCCGTGAAGACCATATATGGACGTCGCAATCTCGTTCCAGTTCCACGAGTATACGGGAAATCCGCGCATTTCACCCAGTTTCACTATATCAGATTTTAATCGCTTATCGGACTTTAGGGCTGGATTGGTGAAATCATTATATTTGAAATACGCATCCGCGGCTGTACGGAATATAGATGGACCTGATGACTTCTTCTTAGGTGCTGGAGGTGGTGGTGCTGGAGGTGGTGGTGCTGGAGGTGGTGGTGCTGGAGTGGTGGTGACTTCTTAGCAGCACTTCCAACCAACTTCTTTAACGACCTACCCGACCTCCTACGGATTTTCCTCCCACCCCTGCGACGACCAAACTTCATACGGAATTTCCTCCCACCCCTGCGACGACGTTTAATTTTAAGTCCTCTGGCTTTCACCGGTGCTCTACCCCTAGCCGCTGCCGCTGGTGCTCTACCCCTAGCCGCTGCCGCTGGTGCTCTACCCCTAGCCGCTGCTACTGGTGCTGCCGCTGGTGCTGCCGCTGGTGCACCACCCAACGCTTTGGTTATTTGTTTCCTGAAAACATAACCAACAATCGCGGATATGATAGATGATATACAACATACGAATAATATCATCATCAAACTTCCACCGCCACCTCCACCTCCACCTTGTAATTGAGCGAGTGGTATAGGTGTCATCATTATATTATAGTATAATATAATTATTACAATTTTTGATCTTCCCAGTCCCAGAATATATAGTTACCCACTGGTATTTTATGATCACTCGTGATTAAACAGTTTACTACATCCCCAACTTTATCAGTGCACACGGAATCTTTAAATTCAGATACCCTTATAAATTTACCATTCGATTCAATGTGATGTGACCCGGTCACGAGTATATCATCAATTCTATAGTAAGGGTCATTTTCATTTCTAATCTGCATCGTGGCGGTTACGATACTACCATTGATGAGGATATCACCAAGCTTCAAGTTCTTGATGAGTACCGTCTCCCCATTTTGAAGTTTTTATGGGGGTTTCGGGGAGAAACACCACCGCCGACGCTTAAATCTAATCTTTTTGACTTTGAATGCCTTCTTAATAGCTCTCGTTGGTTTTTCGGAACACCTTCTTAATAGCCCTAGGTCTGAACGCTTTCTTAATGCCCTAGGTCT